CGAAATACGAACCGAACTGCAATGCGTAGTTAGCGATCGCCGCTGAGATCACCGCTTGCTGGGCGGCGTACTCCTCGGGATTCACGTCTGCCTAGTGGCCGTCGTGGTCTCGGTCGGTTTCGTGGCTGTCCTCGTCTCCGTTGGCCTAGTGCCGTTGGTGGCAGGCGGGTTGGTGATCCTCGCCAGAGCGGTCAGGACTTGGTTATCCTCTTTGTCCCACTCCTTCATCTGCTCACGCTGCACAGCGGAGTAGCCGAGGTCGATACGGACCTGCTCCTTCGGGATCGGACCCGCGCCGTTGGCGTACAGCTTCGTCGCACCATCGGCCTTAGCCGCGTACGTCGGGGTAGCCGGGTCGTTCCACACCGTTTCCAGCCGGCGATAATCCTCGGGGACCTCTTGACCCATCACGCGCAGAGCCAGACGCATCGCCTGCTCCCACGCGCCGCCGAACATCCGAGCCTTACGCTCGCACGTCTTGACCAACCGCGACTCGGCAGCCTGGATGGCTTCAGCCGAGGCGGGGTTGTCCGACGAGAACGACAGGTACTGCGGAGGCAGCCCTGTCGCTGCGGCGAACTGCTTCGCCAGCTCGGACAGCTCCTCGGTGAAGTTCCGAAGGTCGGCTGCGGAGAACTCGAACGCCTTGGCTGCATCGTTCTGTAGAGCGAGGATGCGTGCGTAGTAAGCGTCGTTGACGGTCTCACCGTCCCCGAGCAGATCGTTCTTATCGACACCGAAGAAGACACGCAGCGGCACGGCCATCAGCTCAGATGCACCCTGGAGGTTCATCAGCGTCCGGGCAGCGGCGTCGGTCAGCGAGCGGACTTCGGCGGTGATCTCCGACATCCCGTAGCGGTTGGACAACCGCGACCGGTTGGTCAGCGGAACGACCGGGACGATGCCGAGACCGTGCGCGACCTTGTCGCCTTCGACCTCCCACTGCGCTCCGCTGCCGTTGGGGCGTCGGAGGTAGACGGTCTCGTTCGGGAGGTACAGCGTGGCCTTGTCTGACAGGACGGTGTCCCGTGTGGTCTTGTAGAGGCGCACCGCCCGAGTGACCTTTTGGGTCCTCGGGTCGATCTCGGCGTACATCGACAGCGGCGATTCCAGCCGGATCAGCGGGTAGTCGAAGTCGTCACCTTCGCCGGGTGCGGCGACGGTGATGTACGACCGACCGAAGGTCAGCGCGTCCATGTGCCCGAGCGAGGATTCCTCGTCTAGGTTGTTGTCTTGCCACCACTTCCAGAGCGTGTCGACGTTGTCGGATTGACCGGAAACCCGGAACCCCTCGACGTCGAGGCGCTCTTCGAGAGCGCGGAGGTACAGCGACGGCCAGCCGACGTCGGCGCGGAGGTAGCGCATCTCCGGGGGAGCGCCGAGGCCGATCGTCTTGAGCCGGTACGTGGAGTCCAGGTAGCCCTGAGACTCTTCGAGGTTGGGGGAGTCCGTCCGAAGCACGTTCGCGAGGTCTTCTACATCTTTCTCGTAAGTCGTCATCGAAGGATCGCTCCCCCCCTTCCTCTGTTGTTTCTCGACATCAAGAACTCCTGTCGCGCACCCCAAGCCAATACAGCCGTCACGGCGGCGTCGATCTTTCGGGAGCTGTCTTTGCTTGCCTTGCGGATGCTGATGGCGTCGTAATTCGTCGGGTGCCTACGGGCGTTAAGGACGTGCTGACGCAACACCGGGTTGCCGTCGTGTAGAACTTCTCGTTCCAGAACCGAGTCGAGGAACCGCTCGCAGTCGAACGCGAACTTCTTCTGCTGACCGCGCATGTCGAACGCGATCGGGTTGTTCGGCGAGGCGTTGACCTTGATGCGCTTCTTGAAGTCCCGGCCCCACTGGTCGACGTACGCTTCGAACTCTTTGACGTCCGCTCGGAACGAGACGACGTCGTACTTCTCGAACGTCGATCGGACGTAGGCGTCTACGTCCTCGCGGGGGACCTCGTCGTTCTGGTACTTCTCGGGCACCCACGAGCGGATCAGGAACAGCGCACCGTCCTCGATCCGGCAGGCGCACAGCGCAGTGTGGTCACCGGACTTCGAGCCGTCGAACCCGAGCGCGATCCGATCGCCGCGCTCTAGCGGGCGAAGCGGAGTCTCGGGTTGGCAGCGGTCCCATTCGTACGGGGCGATCCAAGCGTCCTCGGAGGCGTTGACCTGATTGAGGAACTTGCGGCGGGACTCGGTGATCGTGTTCTTCGTATCCAGCACCGACTGGAGGATGTCCTCCAGCGGAAGCCAGTACGAGTCGCCCCGAGCGACCGACAGACCCTCCATCAACTTCTTGACGCCGAGCTCGTAGCCCTCGGGGTTCTCTTTCTGCGACGGGATCTCCGAGACCGGCGTATCTGCCGGCGCTTCGAGCGCGTCGTAAAGCATCTTCGTGTCGACGGCTTTGCCCGACTGGACGTCTTGCCAGTGGTCGTAAGCGCGTTCGGCGACGGTGTCGTAGCCGGGGATGTGGGCGTTGCAGATCGCTAGCCGGCGAGAGCCGGGGATCTTCGTGACGTTGCCCTCGATGACCTCGTGCATCGCGTGGCCCTCGTTGATCTCACCACCCGGTCCCGCACCCCACCACTGGATCTCGTTCTCGATGACGAACGTCGGGCGGTTACCCTCCATCGACGCGGGAGCAGATGTCACCGCCTCGATCTGCCCACCGGCAGCGGAGTAGATGATGAACTTGTTGACCTCTAGCCCGTAGGTCTCCTTCAACTTCTTCGAGATCATCACCGGGAAGAGACGGAACGTGTTCTTCGTCTGGTCGAGCGCGACGGCGGCGATCTGAACCCACGCCGCGTGGCGCGGCTTGCCGACCGGGTCTCCGTCCGCGTCGAAGTGCGAGAACGCGACCGGGCCACAGAGTTCGGCGAGCGCCATAGCTGCGGCGAGCGGGTCTTTCCCCGCACCTTTCATCCTGCGGAATACACCCTCGCGGTAGGTGTAGCGGCCTTCGTCATCGACGGCGTACCACCAGAGGATGAACCTCGCCTGCTCCAGCGTCGGCATAAACGACTCGCCCGCGTGGTCACCACCGGGGGTGTTGACGAACGCGGCCAGCCAGTTCAGGATTCCCCAGCCCAGCGAACGCTTCGGCAGATGCCAACGTCCGTCTGCGGTCTTCTGCCAGGTGGGTCCGACGATGTGGGGTGGAGACGGGGCAAGATCTACGATCACTCCCGCCTCCGTTCCATGTCAAGTCTCAGGCAGCGGCAATCCGCTCTAACCGGGTGGTAGCTAAGTCCCGCAGGTGCTTCACCGCGTGCTCGTAGTAGGTGACGTTCGTACCCGGCAAGATCGCGGTGTGGTACTGGACGTGCGGGCCGGTGCCTTTGGCGAAGAACATTCCGGCCTTCAGCATCGCGTTGATCGCAGCAGGGACCTCGATGATCGGGTTGGTGAACATCTCGCCGAACTGCTCGATGAGCCCGTCGACACCTCCGAGTCGCTTGAACACGAGGTTGAAGATCGCACGCTGCATCTCGCCCGCGTGGCCTTTGGCACGCGAGGTGTACATGTCGCCCTTGGCGGCGAGGTGGATCAGCCCCGGCTCGGTAGCGGTCTCCAGCGTCGGGTCCAGCCCACCCTCACCGGGGTCTACGATGCCGGCGTAAGAGTGGTCGGGGCGCATCGGGTTGCCGAACGTGGCACCGCCGATGATCGTCACCTGGGGGCGAGCCTTACCGGCTCGTATCCGGTTGCGGACCCGTCCAGCGCAGATCGACCCTTGGCTGTAGTCGACCCACGCCGTGGGGCCGGGGACGATCAGCGGGTTGTCGATGAACCTGTTGATCTCCCGCTCACCGGAGTCTGCGGAGTCATCCATCGGCACGGCGATCGCGGGGTAATTCCCGGTCGGCTGCCACCGATACAAATCCAAGCAGCGCCGTGCGATGTCGGCGGGGTAACCGATACCGAACGGATCAGGCTGCCCGGTGCCGTGAGTGGAAATCAACGTCGGCATCAAGCCGAGCCGGTGCAGGTCGTCGTCGGAGACCCTGCCGTCCTGCGGCTGGTTGGTGCGCTTCTCATACTCCTTCTGGACCGCTACTTCGTCGTAGCCGAAGTAGCCGTCGACCTTGATCGGAAGACCGTTAGTGCCGATCGCGTAGCTGCCGAATCGCTTGAGCATCGTCCGCGTCCAGGCCGAGGTCATCAGCCCAGAGCTGCCCAGCCGTAGGCTCACGAGGCTACCGCCGATTCACAGAGCCGACTGACGCCAGCAGGTCGTTGATCGCACCGTAGCCCGCTGAGGCCAACCCACCCGCTAGCTCACCGAATGGGCCGGGGATCAACGCCGTGGCGCTCTTGATGACCGACTGGGCTTCTCCGACCTGCTGCACCGTGGTAGCGACCGTCTTGTTCACACCATCCTGAATGGCTTGCAGTTGCTCGAAGACGTTCAGGACAGGAGCGTTCGGGTCTATCGGCGCGGCGTCGAACGTGCCGTTCTTGACCTGCTTGTTGGTGTTCTTGGCCGCGACACCGAAGCCGAACGCGCCTGCCAAACCCATCGCGGCAGTCGCGAAGGTGGTGATGGAACTGGCCTGGTCGGTGGACAGCAGCCCGAAGGTTGCCAGCGCACCGATCAGCGGAAACAGCACAGTCAGTGCCGCGTAGAACTTGCCCCGCGTCGGTGCGTTGGTATCGACAGGCCCAGCGGTCTGAACAGCGGTATAGACGGCGGTGCCGCCTGGGAGGATGGTCATGCTGTCGCTCTTTCCGTCGCCGCGACGATGAACGCGGGATTGGTGGCGTAGATCTCGTTCAACACCCGCATGGCGTGCGCCACCGCGCCGGGGCTCTTGTTAGCGCCCTGTCCGGTTGCCGTCCGAGCTACGCGCCGGATCGCTTCGAGGTCGCCTGCGCGGGCGTCCTCGTCGGTCAAGTCGCGGTGGATCTTGGCGTCGATGGCCGCGAGGAGGTTGATCGCCGGGATCGGCTTCTCGCCGGGTGTGGCGTAGATCGACCACGATTGGATCTCGCTTGCCATCAGGGTCTCCAGTTCGTCAGTCTGCGGGATGCCGGTGCTGAGTCGGTTGTAGATCCGCTCAGCTTCAGCCATCCGCTCGTCGTATCGGTCGGGGAACGCGCTTACCTGAACGGCTTGCGCCCAGCCACCAGGGGTACGGGCGTTCGAGTTGTAATCGAAGTCGGTCAGACCGCGTTGGCCGGCGTGCCCTCCGTTGAAGAACAGCCGAGCCGACAGCGTCGGGTCCATCGTTTCGGACAGCGGACCCCACGCCTGCCGCTGTTGAAACAGCCCGGTCGAGTCGTGGTCGCTGCCGACCGCGTCGTGGGGCAAGCCGAGGCTGGCCGGGACGTTGCGGTTGGCGTACATCGTCAGGTTCGTCTCGACCAGCGTCGTCGCCAGCGCGATCCTCAGCCCCTTCGGGGTGATGCCCTGCCGTCGCCCTTCGGCGATGATCGCCAGCGCGTACCCGTCCTTCTTGGACACCGGCAGGCTGCTACCGCTGCCTCCGCGACGGAACGTCGAGAACCCATCGGCACGCAGGCGCTTCTGGATGAACCGCTCACACTTGTCCTGGTTCGTGGCGGTGCCGTAGCCCATCTGAAAGTGCATCGAATCAACCGGCGAACGCCAGTCGTTGCCCCACCAGACAAGCTGCAAACCCTCGAACGTGTAGAACGCCAGCAGCTCGCGCACCGCTGGAACTTGACTGCCTTGAATCAGGACAGACCCGTCCCAACCGCCGTCTTTGACGTGCAGCGGATGGTCATCCCAGTTGTAGTCGAAGGCGCTCGCGCCCTTGTGGTTCGAGGTGTAAACCGAGTTGTTGTCAGTCCACGAACCCTCGTCGTTGTAGCCGCGAGAGTTGTTGGCCGGTTCGATGAACTCGTTCAGGTCCCGCAGGAACGCTTGGAGAATGCGGTGCGGGATTCCACGCCTGAACGGCAGGCGCAGCGGCGTACCTGGGACCGTTGCGTAGTCGCAATCGGACAGGTCGCACTCGGGCCACCCGTTCTCCATAGGTGCGCCTAGAGCCATGTCAGACTCCGAGGATCAAGCGGATGACGTAGTCGTCCACCTTGCCGGGGATACGGTCAGAGACCTGCTTCACCAGCTCGGGGTGACTCCTGAGATATTTCGCGCTCTGCTTCAGCGCGAACGCGATAGCTGCTGCTCTCATGCGGGCTCCTACGGTGCTATCGAGTACAGGCTGGGGGCTTGCTCTGCGGGAACGAGGCAGCGGTCTCGATCTGAAACCCCTGGAGTACCTCTTGGTTGCGGGTGAGGTTGACGATCTGGCCCATGCTGCTCCGTCCTAGTGTGCTTTGATTTCAACGCTGATGGCTCGTACATTCGCAGCCGTACCGCCGTGCGTGATTACTACGCTGCCGTCAGAGGTGGTGGTGTTTTTGGTGGCGACGTTTAAGCCGGTGTTGCCTGCGATTCGCGTGGTGTATCCCGATGTGGTCCCGTAGGCCGCGAACCCGTAGTCGCGCTCCACAAGATGCAGGATCGCGGAGGTGCCGTCTGACTGCGACAACGTGATTGCCGGCGCAGTCGCCTGATCGTTCTCCGAAGCGGTAGCTGTCGCGGTCCCGCCTATAAACGAACTAGCGGCCTGCCCTGTGAGGACTATGCCCATCCAGGTTGGCGCACCCCAGTTGCCGGTGGTGTGGTTGTTGGCTGTGGCGACGGCGTACACGAGTCGAACAGCCCTGCCGCCGTAGGTGGCGATGGTGGTTATGGTCGTCCATGTCGG